TTCCTAACTGCTTCGTCTACCGTTGGAAGACCAAACTCCCAGGCACGCTTGACGCCAACCGGATGATCCTCCTTAGGCGTGGCGTCAGCCAACTGGCTTAACAATTTTCCTTGCGTCTCTTCAAGCCTCACAATCGTGTCGAGCCTTTCGTCAGCCAGTATCTTTAGCCGAATCGCCTCGATGTGAAGCTTGCCGATGCACTCCGCTATCTCGTGTTCAAGCTTTGTCCCCGCAATCTCACCCATCGTTTTCCCCTTCCGAATAAATCCCCATGAGCCGGTATCGCAACCGGCATTTGTAATACTGGCTGATAATCGTCCAGCCTGTTGACATGATCTTCGCACGCATCCGGCATAGGTGCGTTCTCAATGCGTCCCCACCATCCAAGTCATCCGTGAAACTCGCGATCAATTCGGACGAATCATGCGGCGAACCATCTCGCAAGACGTTGATAATCGCTTGCTCGGTTTTCGTGAAACGGACTTCGGATAGGGTGGGTTTGCTCATGAATCACTCCGGCTAATGAATGCGGGCCTCGCACCCGCTCGGACTTTTACGCCGCTCCGTACACCGCCGAATCGGCGGCTTGCATGGTCCACCTGTTACGCGGCTCGGGCAGTCTAGGCCTGTGGCTTCTGGCATATCACTCATCCTTCTGCCCCTATTTCTTCCATGATTTCATCGAGCAGACTCGCCGGTCGTTTCTTCGCAATCTTCACGTCCGCACCTTTCCATGTGGATCGTTTCTTCTGCTCTTCCAGCGTCCTCTTGCCTCGTTGCTTCTTCGGAATCTCCGCAGCAATCGACTTGTCTCTGGCCTTCTCCACCTGTTTCGCGGTTCGTTTCTGTTTGATGTGCTTCACTTCTACCTTGCCGGTTTTCGGATTGGTGAAGTTGACACGCTTGCCTTTGCTGCCTGATTCTTCTGGTACGAAAGGCACCCACGCACATCGGCAATTCGGGTGCAAGGGAATCAACCCTCTCGCCTCCTTGATCGTCATGACGGTTCCGTCCATAGGCTGGCAGCGAAAACACACTCGGTCGTCGCCCGCAGTAGACCATTCAATTAGGGGGGATACCTCTTTCACTCCCAATCGTTCCATGCCGTCAAGCTGCCCCTCGGCATGAGCCCGAATCACCTCGGTTCGTGCAATCGTCGTCAGCCTGTTTTTGGCAATCGAATCAATCCCGTCCTGCATCGTCCGAGCGATTGTGTGGGGATTGTCGCCGCGTGCTAATCCTTCCGCGAGATCCCTAGTCATTCGCTGAGCCGTTGCGTCTGAAACGCCTTTCAACTCGGTGAATACCCGACTAGTCAGCAGTTTCACCTTGTCAACCGCAACTGGCTGACTGAATGCCTGCCGCACGAATTCCGCCTGAGTCATCGCCGCTCCACCTACTGCCGCAGCCTCTGCCGCCGCTGGAAGCTGTTGCAACTGAGCCCACGCCCTGCCCTGCCCTTTCAGGTAGCCTTCCCGAACAAATTCCTCCCAGTATTCTTCACCGCCCGCCGACTGAAGCACTGTTCTCCCATACCGTTCCTCCAGCCATGCACGAAACGCCGCCACCTGTTCCGGCGTGGAAGTAAACGCGAATCGTCGATTCCGAACCGTCACACGCTTGCCGCTCGGGGTGAGCGTCATCGGCCGACGAATTCCGAACGCATCCTCCGTGACGATCAACTCCCGAACCTCTCGACGGAGGATAGTCAACCGTCGAATCAACTCATTCCGAAACAGCCTGCGAAGCGTGACAGTCCGAGACGGATCGACCTTTAGCGGTGAGGTAGGCCGCCGTTTTCCTTTGGCGTTGTGAGTGTGGCCGCATGTGCATGTTTCGGTGGCCATGATTTTCTCCGTTACTGATCGACAAGTTTCCACTGATCGACACCCATCCCAATTGCATTGATCTCGATGTCTTCGCGGCGAACGTAGCCATCACGAACTCTCCTCTCCGCAGCACCTTCGGCCATCTCCCTGGTCGAGTAAATTCCGCAAATCAATCCGTCCGCATCAAGCCGCTGTACGACATACACTATTTCCGTTACCACAGGCTGCATCGAATCTCTCCTACCCTCGAAGTTTCATTATCGGCTGACCGTTCCGATGGCCACAGCCAAGGCGAGTCGAAGCAAAGAAGATCGCACCGAGGCTGTCAGGAGTGTTTCCGACACACCTCTTGATGTATTCTTCGTCGCTCCAAGTCTCTCGAATCAGTGCCGCTTCCGATTCAATCTGTTCTGCCGTTGGTCGGTATTCAAGCGGATCGTGGTACGGCCGCAACTTGACGCCAGCCTTCCGAATCACAGATCGAACGGTTGTCCTCGACACGCCGGTTTTCTTCGCAACAGCGGAAACTGTCTCGCCGTTCTCGTACCGCTCAATTATCCTCCGGCGGATCCATATCGGAGTCCGCTGTGATTTCGCCATCGTCACCCTCTTCGTCTGCGGTGTATCGGTTCACGTTATCCACCACCTCGGTAGCTTCGTCCTCGGTCATGCCGAGTTCGCGAGTGAAGTAATCGAACGGCGTCATGATACTCTCGACACCTCCTACCGTGTACTTCGCCATGGCTAGCGTGCGTTTCTCGGCGACCTCAGCACTGTCCATGTCGCTCAGTGATTCCAAATCAGGCCACACGACATTGTACTTCTCAGGCTCTGCAAGTGTTCCGACGTTAATCAACCTGTCGATGAAAGGTGCGATGACACTCGGCGTGAGGTAGCCATTCTGCCGCTTGCTGATTCGCTTATTCCAAGCTTTCGCGTCCTGGCTGGAAGCAAGTTCACCGCGTTCCGAGCCGGTGAATATCCGCTTCGGAATTCCTAGCTCGATACAGATTGCCTCGATCTGGGTATTGATGTGGTTGCTTGGGTCCTCGACTTGCGGAGCGAGGCTTTTGGCCGTCATGCCGTTATTCATCATGTAGCGTTGCAGGCCGTTGAAATACTGCTCGATGGCCGCCTTCATGCTGTCAGTATCGATTGGTGCCTGACCAGCCAATGCCGGATCTGTCTCAAATGAAATGCCCGGAAACGCTCCCTGCCAGTACATCTCAGCCGAACCACCGTACAGCTTAGTCAGGTCGTAGATTCGGTTGTAATTCTGCTGCAACCGAGGCATTCCGTAAACCTCACTGCTTTCCTTCCCGTCCACTACATGAATCACCCTGGACCAATGCACCTGCTTCGCTTCGATCTGATGATAGCCCGAACCTCCACGACTAGTACCGCCTTGCTCGAATGCAAGGCTGTACATGTTTGGCTGGCCGTAGCGTGGATTCTTTTCGTCGCTCTCTCGACTGACGATATCAGCAAGCGACTCGTCGAATACCCTCAGGTAGAGAAGCGGCATTCCGTCGCGTTGTTCAACTGGCGTATGGAGCGGTTGACCGTCACCGAATCCCAATAGCAGAATGCCGTACCGACCGACACCACTCAGCCTGTCGACCCGCTCCAAGGCTTCCCATACCGGGTTTGCCTCTTCAGATTCCAGCTTGCTGTCGCCTGTGAGTTGCTTCGGAAGCGATCTCCAAGTAGCCTCGAATGCCGTTTCGTCGTCAGGTTCTTCCGTCTCGGAAACGACTGGCACGGCCGACCACGACTCTTCCGGGAAGATGTCCACAACCCGAGCCGCAATTGGTTCCCGGTCGTAAACGTCGCGGTATTCCTTAGCCGTCAGGTTCTCCGTCTCAGGATACCCGCACTCATGGTTGATGTTCCGGCGTGGATCGGTTCCGCCACCGTTCATGTAGTACGCTCTCGAATACTGAGCGTTTGCCACTCCGCGATGAGCGTTCTGAAGCATTCTGAACAACTGAATCGCCGTCTGATCCGGCATGTTGTCCGTACTGAATCGAGGTAGGCTGCCGTTTCCGTTGGACGTGAACCGCCCTCGCTTATCTCGCTTAGTCGCCATGGTGAAACTCCGTTTCTTCGCTCCATGGTAGTCGTTTGAATTATAGCACTCCGGCAATCGGTTTGAAAGTGTTTTTCTTCAGTCCGAATACAGCCAGCACGAAAGCGTCCGCCTCATCTGGGCTATGGCCGACGATTTCCGTCATCGTAATTTCCCTGGAATTGCTGTCCTTACGGCGTTTCGGTGGCAGGAACATCAGCCCCTCTTGATTGTACATCCTCGGAATCTTCGCAAGCTGTTGACGCAATTCTGCCATTTCATCCGTGTTCGGAATAGCCAATCCGCCTCCCTGTTGCGGGTTCATCGCAACCGAAGTTACACCGTACATCTCGGCCCGCCGGTTCTTATACGCTTTCCGTTCCTCATCGTTCAGTCGCCTGTCGCCAATCGTTGTCCTGCCGAGCTTTGGCTCTGGACTAGCGGCAGCACCGAACGAAATCACTCTAACATCATGGCCCTTATTCCGCAACACCTCGGCATGTTGCTTGCCACCGCCGCCCATATCGAACAGCACATCGTCTGCTCGGATGTTGAATTCGTCCATGAGCATGAGTGTTTGCCCAACAATCACGCTTGAATCTGGAGTCTTCACAGACAGCATCTTCTCGACACCCCAGTCGCTCACGATGCACCATGATGTATTATCGCCACCCATCGCAGAATCGACCCCCATCGCCCGTCGAGCAATCCTTCCGGGCTTCGGTTTCGTCTCGGCCAATTCCTCTGACAGACTGAGCCATTCAGGCGGGAACAGAAGCAGGTTGTCACCTTCGTAGAATTCCGCGTCGAGCCCTTCGGATTGCTGTTGCTTGTTCCAGTGCTTCCGTCGCTTTTTGTACTCTCGGTATGATAGCACGCCTGGAATCAATTCCCGGTGCTCGATAGGCCATCCGGTACGCTCTTGAGCCAATCCAAGCCTGACGTTCGGGCTATCCTCTGCACGAATCTTGATGACCTTGCGAAACAGCGACCCTTCCTCGTCGCCTTCCTCATCGCCAGAATCGACAGCCTTGCGATAGAAATTCTGACACGGAAGCGGGTTCCCGAAGAACAGGAACTTGCGGGACCACCGAATGGCCATGTTGTAATAGAAGTCGTGCAACCCGGCCGCCTCATCGCCGACGAATAGAGTCGCCGGTGCGTGTCGTCCTGACATTGAGTTCTCATTCTCGGCAACGATACCACGTATGATGCTCGTATCGCAGATCACGCCAGTCTCGACACACCGCTTCCGAATCTTCCGATTGTTGATTATCAGGGGTCCGCCCTGACGGTAATCCATCGGGGACCGGCAGGTGTGGATTGCCTTATTGATTTCAGACCACAGCACGTCTACATGGTCGCCGGAAACGGAGGTGGTGACGATCCGGCATATCTTGTTCTGAAGAAAGTAGACTAGAATCAGGTAGGCCGCGATG